GCCAACCTAAAGCATGGTACTAATGAGCCTGTAATCACCGTTAAGGAAGGCAAGAAGAACACCTACGGACACTCCGTTAAGATACACGGAGAGTCTGAGGTTATCTACGGTGGTAGTGACAAGCCTATACTGTCCTGCGGTGCTAGGGTTGTAATTAAAACGGAAGCGGAGGTGACGATTGACTGACTTAAAAATAGAACTCCTACCATGGCAGCAGGAAGTATGGGCGGACAATGCTCGTTTCCAAGTCATAGCAGCAGGACGACGAACAGGTAAGTCCAGACTAGCAGCGTGGAAGCTAATCATTGAAGCCTTGGGTACGACTAAGGGTCATGTCTTCTACGTAGCACCTACACAGGGGCAGGCTAGGGACATTATGTGGCAGTCCTTGCTAGAGATTGGAAACCCTGTCATTGCTTCCAGTCATGTCAACAACCTACAACTTAAACTGGTGAATGGTGCTACAATCGCACTCAAAGGTGCTGACAGACCTGAAACCATGCGTGGTGTCTCCCTTAAGTTCCTAGTAATGGATGAGTACGCAGATATGAAGCCGGAGGTGTGGGAGCAAATCCTACGCCCTGCTCTCGCTGACCAAAAGGGTTCAGCCATGTTCATCGGTACACCAATGGGGCGTAACCACTTCTACGACCTCCATCAGTACGCTAACATAGCTAACGACCCTGATTGGGCAGGATACCACTTCACTAGCTTTGATAACCCTCTAATCGACCCTGACGAGATTGATGCAGCTAAGAAGTCCATGTCAGCCTTCTCCTTTCGACAGGAGTTTATGGCATCCTTTGAGGCAGCCGGTGGTGAACTCTTTAAGGAGGAACACGTTAAGTTCCTAGAGGAGGAACCTGATGGTGGTCAGTTCTATATAGCAGTCGATTTGGCAGGATTCGCAGAAGTTGAAAAAGCTACAACTAAAACAAACAGGCTTGACCAAACGGCAATTGCGGTGGTTAAAGCAGGTACGGAAGGTTGGTGGGTCGCAGACATCATCCACGGTAGATGGGGAGTCGAAAAGACAGCAAGGAAAATCTTCGAGGCCGTCAGGGACTACCAACCAGTCGCAGTAGGGATTGAGAAAGGTGCATTGAAGAATGCTGTCTACCCCTACTTGAATGACATAATGAAAAAGAATCAAAGGTTCTTCCGTATCGAGGAGCTTACCCACGGTAACAAACGTAAGATTGACCGTATCGTGTGGGCCTTACAAGGTCGCTTTGAACACGGCAAGATTAAACTTAACAAGGGTGAATGGAATGCTCCTTTCCTAGATGAGCTGTTTCAGTTCCCTAATAAATTAGTACATGATGATTTAATTGATGCGTTGGCATACATTGACCAGTTGGCTCAGGTTGCTTACGCTATCGACTACGAGGAAGAAGAATATGAACTCACTGACTTTTATGCAGGGTATTAACTATGTTTGACAATCAAGACGATGATTACAGCTTTGAATCCCTAGAGGGGTGGGTAGACAACAAATGTCAAGACTGGCGTGACCATTTTGAAGCCAACTACTCCGAGAAGTTTGATGAGTACTACCGCCTATGGCGTGGACATTGGGCAGCAGAGGACAAGACACGTCAATCTGAGCGTTCTAAGATTATTTCTCCTGCTTTACAACAAGCTGTGGAGTCATCCGTAGCAGAACTGGAAGAAGCGACCTTTGGACGTGGAAAATGGTTCGATATTCGTGATGATGCTGCTGATACAGAGACTGCTGACATTATGATGTTGCGTAATGGCCTAGAAGCCGACTTTAAACGCAACATGATACGTAAGAATGTAGCTGAATGTTTGATTAATGCTGCTGTTTTTGGCACTGGTATTGGTGAAATTGAGCTAACTACCGAAAAAGAGATGAAACCTGCTACACAGCCTGTCATGGGTGGTGAATTAACGGCAGTTGGTGTAACAATTGAGGACAGAACCTGCGTTAAGCTAAATCCTGTCATGCCTCAGAACTTCCTTATTGACCCTGTAGCGACTTCCGTTGAAAGTGCGCTAGGTGTGGCTATTGATGAGTTTGTTTCCAAGCACGTTGTAACACAGTTGCAGGAAGAGGGTGTCTACCGTGAGGCTGACGTAGGTACAGCAGCTCCAGACTTCGACATCGAGCCTGACCACGACATTACTACTGTCTATGACGACGATAAAGTACGTCTCACTAAGTACTACGGTTTAGTTCCTCGTCACTTGCTTGAAGAAGCACAGGCTGACCCCGATGCAGAGGAAGAAGCAGTAACCTTGACTGAGGAAGAGGAAGGAGACGACAGCTACTACGTTGAAGCTATTGTTGTTATCGCTGATGGTGGCACTTTACTTAAAGCTGAAGCTAATCCTTACATGATGGGTGACCGTCCTATCGTAGCATTCCCTTGGGATGTCGTTCCTAGCCGTTTCTGGGGTCGAGGTGTATGTGAGAAAGGGTATAACTCTCAGAAGGCGTTAGACGCAGAACTACGCGCTCGTATTGATGCCTTAGCACTAACAGTACACCCTATGCTTGCAATGGACGCTTCTCGTATGCCTAGAGGCTCTAAGCCAGAGGTACGTGCAGGTAAGGTTATTCTTACTAACGGTAACCCTGCTGAGATACTACAGCCATTTAACTTTGGTCAGGTAAGTCAGATTACCTTTACTCAGGCAGCAGAGCTACAACGTATGGTACAGACTGCTACAGGCGCTATAGACTCAGCGGGTATTGCAGGCTCTGTAAACGGAGAAAGTACAGCAGCAGGCATCTCCATGGGTTTAGGAGCTATCATTAAGCGTCACAAGCGCACTTTGATTAACTTCCAAGAGTCCTTTGTCATACCGTTTATTACTAAGGCAGCTCACCGCTATATGCAGTTTGAGCCTGAGAAGTTCCCAGTAGCTGACTACAAGTTTGAAGTATCTAGCTCTCTAGGCGTTATTGCCCGTGAGTACGAAGTTACACAGCTTGTACAGCTCCTACAGACTATGTCACCGGAAACACCGATGTACCCTGAGCTGATTAAGTCCATTGTGGACAACATGAGCCTAGCTAACCGTGAAGAACTGATTGCCAAGCTCGACCAAGCTAATCAGCCTAATCCAGAAGCACAGCAGGCACAGCAAGCGGCTCAAGCACAGCAAGCTGAGTTCCAAGCGTCACAGACTAACGCTCTTAATGGACAGGCTAAAGAGTCCGAAGCACGAGCTGCTAAAGCTATGGCTGAAGCACAGGCTGTACCACAGGAGCTTGAGATTGACCGTATTAAGGCAGTCACTGCTAACCTGAGTGCAGGAGACGCAGACGACAAAGAGTTCCAGAAGCGCCTTAAAATCTCTGAGCAGCTATTGAAGGAACGTGAAGTAGCCGTTAAGGAAAGCAACACACAACCAAAACCACAACCACAACCACCAATGATGCAACCCCCAACACAAGGACAATTGCCACAATGATTTCACAACACCAGTTTAACAACGTACTAAAAGAACTTAACGCTTCCTTTGCGGCTTTAGTTGCAAGGGTAGAGAAACTAGAGAAAGAGATTAAGGTTTTAAAATCAAAAGAGGAGACTGTCGGTGGCAAAACCACAAAAGGGAAAAGCAAAGGTTAAGGTCACTTCCTCCGGTAAGAAAGTCTCCTACGGACAGGCAGGCAAAGCTAAGGACGGAGGTTCCCGTGTAAGAGCGGGGACTTCCAAAGGCGACAGTTACTGTGCTAGAAGTCTAGGCATTAAGAAAGGCTTACCTAAGAAGAAGCAGAACGACCCTAACACACCTAACAACTTATCACGTAAGCGTTGGAAATGCTCTGGCGCTAAGTCTAAGAGGAAGTAGTTATGATGAAGAAAGGCGGATGTAAAAAGAAAACAAAGTCTTGTCCTGCTAAACCTAAGCGTGGCGGACGTGCAGCTAAGAACAAAAAGAACAAGATGACAGTAGGTAGCTACAAATAAGTAAAATAAAGCTTGACTTTTGATTAAAAGTATGTTATAATAATACTATAGTATACTTTAATGTTTACTTATTTACTACTTGAGTATACTTATAGATATACTCCTACTTATAACAAACTGTCCTTTAGAAGGAGAAACAGTTAAATGATTGAAGAAACAAACAAAGAATTAGAACAATACTACGAAGAAATGCTTTCTATGTTCCGTACAGCAGGTTGGAAAACATTGACTGAGGACTTAGAAACAAATGCTAAAGGTATTGATTCAGTTGAAGCATCGAAGAATGAACAAGACCTCTTCTTTAGGAAGGGACAACTCTATGTCATTGCTACGTTGCTAAACCTAGAAGAGCAAGTCCGTAACGCATACGACGACTTAGGCACAGAGTAGTGCCTTTGTTCGACTTTAAATGTGAAGCAGGACATACTGAGGAACGATTCGTCAGTAGCGACACTAGAGAGGTAGTCTGCAACGAATGTGGACTATCGGCAGTAAAGCAGCTAAACTCTTTCGGGACTTGGACTAATAAGCACAACGGTGTCAATACCGATGCTTGGTGTAAGAAACGAGAGCAGAAGCTGAAACAAGAACGCAAGGCAAATTCATAATGGTGTATGAACCCTCGCATAATAATTACCTCCATAATACTAAAAGGTACGGAGTTTAATAATGGCAGCAAACATTATAGAAGATGAGCGTCTAAACGACGACAAAGAACTTGACAACATCAACGACCTTCAACCGGAAGCTTCGCAAGAGCCAACACCGACTGAAGATGATGTCCCAGAGAAGTACAAAGGAAAGTCAACCGCAGAGATTGTAAGGATGCACCAAGAGGCTGAGAAGCTTCTAGGAAAGCAAAGCGGAGAAGTAGGGGAGTTACGTTCCGTAGTCGATAGTTATATACAGACACAACTCGATTCAACACCACCACCAAGACAAGAAACTGAAGCTGAAGATATTGATTTCTTTTCCGACCCCGACAAGGCAGTCGAAAGAGCTATCGCTAATCACCCTTCAATTAAGAAGGCAGAGGAAGCTAATTTAAACAACCAACGACAGACCGCACAAAGTAAGTTACAGTCACGTCATCCCGACATGAATGAAATTGTACAGGACGGTAAGTTTGTTGATTGGATTAAATCCTCTAAGATTCGCACACAGCTCTTTGCTCAGGCAGACAGACAGTACGACTACGAAGCCGCAGACGAACTCTTTACCAACTGGAAAGACCGTCAAGGTGTAGTAGCTCAAGCTGCTTCTACTGAGAAGGACACGCGGAAAGCCGCTGTTAAAGCCGCCTCAACAGGCACCGCTAGAGGAACTGGCGAACAGCGAGCGAAGAAAATATACCGACGCTCAGACATTATTAAGCTAATGAAAACCGACCCCGACCGTTATATGTCTTTGTCTGATGAAATCACACAAGCATATTCAGAAGGGAGGGTTAGGTAAAAACCTAAACTTTTATTTTAAGGAATATTATTATGCCAGCAGGCCCATATGCACAAGCAAACGCAATTGTAGACAACACATCAGTAAAAGGCGACAATACTCAGCCGGGTAAATCAGGACAGAACGCATCTTCGTTCATCCCTACTCTATGGAGTGACGAGATTCGCGCTCAATATGAGAAGAGCCTCGTTATCGCCCCTAAAGTCAAAAAACTCTCTATGACTGGCAAGAAAGGCGACACAGTAGTTATCCCCGCTCCTGTACGTGGCGCTGCCGCAGAGAAACAAGAGAACATTGCTGTTACCATTCAGAACAACTTGGAAGAGAACGTACAAGTAGTAATCGACAAGCACTACGAATACTCACGTTTTATCGAAGATATTACTGAGACTCAGGCTTTGTCTTCTTTACGTAAGTTCTACACCGATGACGCAGGTTACGCCCTAGCTCGTCAGATTGACACTGACATCATGGACTTGGGTAAGTCACTTGGTAACGGTGACGGCAATTCTTGGGTCAACAGTGCTTCTTACCAAGTAGCAACAGGCGGTGGCGTGGAAGCATACGTAACAGGCGGTGTTGACACAGCGTTTACTGATGAAGCCTTCCGTGCTTTGATTCAGAAGATGGATGACGCGGACGTTCCGATGGACGACCGTTGTTTCGTAATTCCACCTTCAGTACGTAACTCTATCATGGGACTTGAGCGTTATGTTTCCAGTGACTTCACTGGCGGACAGACTGTTCAAAACGGCCTCATCGGTAACCTGTACGGTATCGACATCATGGTATCTACTAACGTAGCTACTCCAGAGCCGGGTGTACGTGCCGCTCAGTTGATTCACAAGGATACTTACATCCTTGCGGAACAGCAGGCTATTCGTTCACAGACTCAGTACAAGCAGGAGTTCTTAAGCACTCTTTACACTGCTGATACTCTGTACGGTGTTAAGACTTTCCGTCCAGACGCAGGCTTCGTACTTAACGTAGCAGGCTAAGTAACAAACTAGACGAGGGGCATCCATAAGGGTGCCTCTCTCTTTTACTTTCGGGCCATAGCGCCTTTCTATCTTTACATAGGAAAATTATTATGTCTACTTTAACAATTGATGCAAACGCAAAACCAATTCAAGTTCTTCGTCCTACCTCCACTTCTAAAATTGCCATCTCTGGCACTTCCAATGCTGCTAACAGTATAGCCACAGGCGTGCGTGTCGCCCGTATTGTTGCTACTGTTGGATGTTTCTATAAAATTGATGGCCCTGCGGCTGTTACCGATGCTTATCTCCCTGCACATACTATTGAGTATATCCACGTGTATGGTGGAGAAAACATCGCTGTAATAACCGAAGGTGGCACAGGTTCCGCATACATTACCGATATGGTGTAAGCTATGTACGGATTAGGCGTAAACCAACTCGGTGCAACAAACTCAACAGATTTCAAACCTGTCTCTCTGTTCGCTTCTGGCGAGCAGGGTGCTTGGTATGACCCTTCCGACTTAACTAAAGTGTTCCAACCTGATGGCACGACTCCTACTGTTCCTTGGACTTCTGGCGAGATTCTTGACGCTAACCGTGTAGGTAAGCTAGTAGATAAATCAGGTAACGGTAATGACTTGGTTCAAACTACTTTGGCTAAATGTCCTGCCTTGAAGCTAGTAGACGGCCTATACTTCTTAGAGTTTGATGGTATAGATGACGGCTTGCGTTCAGCGAATATTGATTTTACTGGTACTGGCACAATGTCTGTGTTTTCTGGTGCTAGGAAAGAAGCTGATGAAGTTGCTGTTGTTGCAGAGCTGTCGAACACTTTTGGCGGTAACGATGGAACATTTAGACTTGCCTCTATTGGTGGTAATGTTTGGAGATATTCATCTAAAGGTACTATCGGTGTAAATGCTAGTGCAACAGGTTACACTCCTCCGGTTACAAGCGTTTTAACAGGGCTTTCCGATATAGCTAATGACGTTACCACCATTAGAGTAGATGGAGTCGAAAAGGCTGCGCCTACCGGAAACCAAGGTACTGGACTGTACGGGAATTATCCTCTTAATCTTGGCGCAAGAAATAACGGAACACTCTTGCACTTAGATGGAAGAGTTTACGGACTTATTGTACGAGGCTCTTTGTCTAATGCAAGTGAAATTGCATCTGCCGAAAAGTACATTGCAGATAAAACAGGAGTAGCTATCTAATGAGTGTATTCGCAACTATCGTTATAGCCAACAAAAACCAAGCTGCTGCTCAAGCTCTTACGTCTTTAGATATGTTTACAACTGAGTTTAAAAAAGGACTTAGGAAATACTGGGTAAGCTCTGGGCATTTTCCTCAAGACTACTATGACGCTTTAGCTGATAGCGGTTTAATATACGATGTCTTTACAGACAGTACACTAAAACCTAAAGAAAACCTAGCAACCTTAGGAATAACTAAGGTTATTACTGAGGAATAACAATGCCTACTAATCTGATTACAAAACATAGCTCCTCTGCTAATACATCCCCACTTGCGGATAATTTAGAGATAGGGGAATTAGCTGTAAACGTAACTGACAAGACTTTATTTACTAAAAACAACTCTAACGCGGTTGTTAAGCTAAACTCTACACCTCCTATTGCTTCTGTCGCTTCTATGATTGCAGACCTCAGTTTACAAGCGGGTGAGTACGTAAGTACAGAAGGTTACTACGGTGCAGGGGTCGGAGCTGCTGACTATAAGATAGTAGCATCCGGTAACTACCCTTCAACTCCTGATGAGAAAGGCGCCGCGTTTACACTGGCTAACGGAAACATAGCAGTACTTAAGCACGATGGTGTTGTAACAGACTTGCAGTTTGGTATTAAGCGTGACGCTGCTTTTGCAAATAGTGGACTTGTTCAGACTGACGGTACTGATAATGGAGCTAACCTTGTTGCCTTACTGGCGGCAGCTAAGGAACAGAAGTTTCAAGTGCTGTTTACTGACGGTATTGCTACAACTAACACTCCGTTGGTAATGGATAAGACTCTTTTCTCTATCCACGGTACAGGCAAGCTAATGTCGTTCCTTAACATTGGTGCTTCATTCCCTGTAGGTAGTAGCCTTTTAACTATTACTGATTGCGGTAGAACTGACGGTGGTACTTACTTTGAGAAGCCTTTCTTTACCGGCAACGAGAAAGCAGTAGAGCTTGTAGGGTTTACCTTGTTAGGTAGGAACCGTACTGTTAGAGCGAACGGACTTTCCTTTACTGGCTTGAACGACGACATGATTATTGATGTTGAGTGCCGAGACTTCTTAGGCATAGGTATGTCTTTGGGTAACGCTAACGTCACTAAAGTAAACGCAGGCTCATGGGTAACAGGGCAGGAATACAAGATTGCTTTCCTTGGCACTGCAACAGGTGATGACGAGGACGAGAAGGAAGCAGCTCTTCAGGCACGATGGAATGCTTACCTCAGCACTACAGGCGTTACTTACAGAATTGGTTCAACATTCACTGCTGTAGATAACGGTGCTACCATGACAGGTGCTATCGCGGCAGTAGGTTATACTTCAGATACTGTCCGTGAGAGTACGTTTGAGAACATTCAAATAAAGAACTGTGGCAACCGTAACTTGATTAGCGGTGTACAGTATGACAATGCCGCTATGGAGATAGGCAGTAATGGTTCTAACCAAGGTGACAACAACATCTGGTTCCCTCTATTACGTATTATCTATCCTCGTGGTAAGGCATTAAAGGTTGTCCCTAACGTATCCAACAGAGCGCGTAAGATTCGCATAGGCCACCTGTTCCTTCACGCTAACACTCAGCTACCTACAAGTAATGACCCTAACGGTGAACCTTGGAGAGGAGAAACTGACCTGTGCATTATAGGCACGCAGGGTGCTGTAGAAGGCAGTTCTGAGATTGCTTCTGTTAGTGTTGACCAAGTTGATTTGGTTGGCTTAGAAGTCCCTTACAAGTGCTTTGTCGTGAACACTGGCTCCTCCTTACACATTGATGGTTTCACAGGCAACGCTCCTGACAAGTGTAAGTATTTTTACTTTAACGGTGCAGAGACATCTTCTGTTCGTAACTACCTTAGAGGTGGAATACGAGTAGATTCTCCTGTAAAGAGTACTGCTAACCTAATTGAAGTTGACGCAACTAACGGTATGTATGAAGGACATCAGTTAAGCGTGTCAGGTGTACAGGCTCCTACTGTTCCATCAGGGCAAAAGAAGTTTGCTACTCTAGAAGCAGGTCTTTGGACTGTAGGAAACACTTATGTCGTTAGAGACTTAGGTACTGCCGGTAACGCAGCTTGGGTTACATACACTGGTATAAATAAGACTTGGGCGTATGGTGACACCTTTGTAGGAACAGCTAATGATTCTTCGCTCCTCACTGGAGCTGTTGCAGGTACTGGTGGTTTTGTGGAAGGCCAAGAGTACAAGATATTTGACTTAGGCACTGCGGGTAATGCAGCTTGGAATACGTACCTTGAAACTCTAGGCGTAACGTATACTGTAGGCTATGTGTTTACTGCTACTTCTCAAGACTCCACGGTATTGACAGGTGCTGTTGCTCAGAAGATTTACTACCCTAGTTATGTCGGTGATATTAAGCATCTTAATGACGAGAACGTAATTGTTGCTAACATCTACAAGCCTCAGGATGCAAACGCAGGAGCTGCTTTTCCTCGTACTTCTCTTTACGTATCTAGAGGTACAACGTACTTTCAGAAGCTATACTTTGTAACCAATAGCGCACTGGTGGCAAACGACACTAACTATGCTCAGATACAGTTTATTAAAGTAAACGCTGATGGAACCTTTGGTGGTCAGCTTGCCAGAGTAGAGACAAAAACAACTGCATCAGGCGGTACAGGGGATTGGAGCATAGGTAACATTATTGAAGTGCCTTTTACTGAGACAAGATTAGACGCAGGGGAAGGCATTGCTTTCCAGATAAACAAACCAAGTGACGGAGGCGGTACAGGTGTAGTTGTACCACATCTCGGTGTTGTTGCTGAACTTTCACCTAACTTATCTTTACAGACGGCTTAACAGGAGGGCATTGTGCCTACTAAATTAATTACAAAGTATAGTACGACAGCTGCTGCCTCTCCTTCTAGTGGAGATTTAGACACAGGTGAGTTAGCTGTCAACACAATAGACAAAAGGTTATACACAGAGGACGACGCTTCTAATGTAGTAGAGATAGGAACTAACCCTTCTAGTCTTACACTTGGTGGTGCTGTTACTATTACAACAGGCTCAGTTACACCTAACGGGAATGTTACAGCAAACGTTGGTTCGTTGTACTTACGTACTGCTTCTAACGCTGAAGGTAATCTTTACATTAAAGTATACTCTACCGGCAACACTGGGTGGATACCGCTAACTAACTAAAAGGGATTTTATCATGGTAGAGGAAACTAAAGAAATGATGGACATAGCAGCAGTGTCAACAGGGGTGTTATCCTTAGCTGCTTGGTTACCACCAATGGCTTCATTGTTTACAATCATCTGGATGGGACTTCGTATTTGGGAGTCCGACACAGTTAAAGGGTTAAGAGGAAAAGAGTAATGTCAATCATCAGTGCGCTCATACAGCCAGTAACAAAGATACTAGATAAGGTAATACCTGACGCTGACACTAAGCAACGTATAGCGCACGAGATTGCCACACAAGCACATACAATAGCACAAGCACAGATAGAGGTGAACAAAACTGAAGCAGCAAGCAAGGACTTATTTGTCGCAGGTTGGCGGCCTGCTGTGGGTTGGACTTGTTGCCTTGGAATGGCGGGTAACTTCCTTGTTATTCCGATGGCAAACTTTGCGCTTGCTTTATCCGGTTCTCCAATCGTTATTCCCCTTATAGATTTGTCAACTATGTTGCCTGTCTTGATGGGGATGCTTGGGTTAGGTACGTTGCGTACATATGAGAAAACTAAGGGGGTTAAATAATGGCTACAGGATTAGAAAGCGCCTTTGACCAAGAAGAAGAAGATGTCTTTGCTATAGACTCTGCTCCTGCTACTACTAACTATGGTGGAGGCTCAGGATACCGAGGAGAACCCACCACTGCTCCTGTTGCTCCTGTCGTGTCCTCTGACCCTTTTGCAGACTTCGGTAGAATATCAGCAGGCGGTAAGGACATCACAGCTAAGTACAGTGATGACCCTTCGACCTATGCAGATACGTTGGCTTCAGAAGATATTCCGTATATGCAGTATAGTGATGAAGCATTATCTAACGTTACTTTTGATACTGTAGATGCAAGGGGTGGTGACTACTCTAACTTTGGTGGTCGTTTAATTAGCGGAGATACAGAAGAATACGACAACACCTACTCCTATAATAATATGCTCAGTAGAGGTATTGACGAGCAGACAGCGCAGGAGTGGTTAAACAAAGGCGGAACAGCTCAAGAAGCTAACGACATTATTGCTGATAAGTTTGTAAATCAGAAAGATAACCTTACCTCGGCTTTTGATACGCTTAGAGAAGAAGGGAATACAACAGCTTTTCAAGAACAGTGGGGACAAACAGGCTTTGACGGGAAGGTAGCTTACCTAAAAAACTTACAGGAAAGCGGTGAGCTTGATAAAGAATCATATGAAAAGGCTTGGAGAGATGAATGGAACCTGAGTCAAAGAGATAATCCAAACCCAACTTGGATTGTTGAAACGCAAGCACCTAGAGATTGGAACGATGGGGGTTCAATTTATAAAGGGGATGATTCAACCACGCTTAAATACAAGACAGGCGATACAATATATGTAACGTATCAACCTAACGGCATTGACCCTGAAAACAACCTAGGAGTCCTACAGTCTGGAACTTACTACCCTAACCTAGAAACCAAAGGTTTAGAATTACAGTATTATGATAACATTGGCCCTCGTACAGAACCGTTGGTAGAAGCTTCCGAGTGGGTACAGTTTAGAGATGAATTTGTACTGCCGAGTTTACGTACAATAGCGGCAGCAGCGTCAGGCGGCATGAGCGAGGCAGCTTATACAGCAGCCAGAGGGTTAGCAGGTGAGACACTACATGGAGGAGATTGGGCAACTCTAGGATTAGCAGGTTTAGATATGGCGGGAGTAACCGCTCCTCCAACGGAAGTACTTGACCCAAGCACAGGCCAAATGGTTATGTCAGCAGGTACAGGTATTGGGGGACTTTCCTACGCACAGACTCAAAATTTAGTAAACGCTGCTGCAACAGGTAACCCTACCGCTTTCCTTGTAAATGAGTTTGGAGGGGACATAGTAAACTCAGCACTGGATAAGATAGGAATTAACTCTGACAACCTTTCACCTGAAGTTTTAGCAGGTATAGGAAGGACAGTAGACAAGCTGCTTCTCGGTGAAGACTTTGAGTCTGCTCTGGAATCAGGTGTTGGAGAATGGGCAAGAGAGGCTAACATAGGTGGAGAATTAGAAGATACTCTACGAACAGTAGGTAGAGATTTTGATGATAAATACTTACAACCTATTAAAGACTCACTGCCTGAAGGTGTAGACTTCCCTGACACTCCCGAGGGTATCAAAGCTATTGAGGACGTAGCCAGAGATATAGGCTCAGGTATAGCAGACGCGGCAGAGCCGTTTAAAGAGCCTTTACAGGAGACTGGGAGGTTTATTGATGATAACCTACTACAGCCTGCTAAAGACGCTCTACTGGACGCAGGAGGCGCTATGCTGACAGGTATGGTAGGAGGAGGACAGCCTTCAGGTACACGTACAACGGACAGTTTGTTCAGAGATGAGTTGTTTAAGTTCTCTCCCGTCGAGTTTACTAACGTAGAACGTGTAGTACAGCCAGAGCAACAACAGATAGCAGAAGAAGAAGAAGAAATGCAGGATTTGTTTGCAAGTCCTTTCACTAGCTCACTAGACAGGTATACAGTTTAATGACATATTTACAAGCAGTAAACAAAGTGCTACGGAGACTCAGAGAGAACACAGTCAGTTCCGTAGATGAAACTTTATACTCACGGTTGGTCGGTGAGTTTGTTAATGACGCTAACCGCATGGTGGAGGACGCTTGGGATTGGTCAAGCTTACGTGAAACTAAGGTAGTAAATACAGTTGTTGGTCAGCCTAACTACAGTATCCCTAATGTTAGTACAGCGTTTAAAACACTTAACGTAACTAACTCAACTGAAAAGTGTTATGTCAACTTAGGGACTCAGTTAGCATTACAGAGTAATCAATACATTAACCCAGCTGTTAGTTCTGTTCCTACACATTACGTTTACACAGGGTTTAACTCCGTAAACAACGGTGTGGACTTTAGCTTGTACCCTGCTCCTGACAAAGCGTACAGCCTACAGTTTACCATTGTTGACAGGACTGAAGAGCTTACTAGCGACACTCAGGGACTAAAAGTACCTAGCTTACCTGTCGTACAGTTTGCACACGCTATGGCTGTAGAGGAGCGTGGTGAGACAGGCGGAACTACTGCTGCAATGCTTATGGGTGTTGCTAAGTCTTCCTTGTCTGACGCTATTTCCTTTGATGCCGCGAGGTTCCCAACTGAGACTATATGGGTGGACGTATGAGCGGACAAAGATTACAGAACTTAGCTGTATCTGCTCCTGCCTTCTTTGGCATTAACACCGAGGAGTCTCCCATTGGGATGAACCCTAACTTTGCTGACATTGCTGATAACTGTGTTATTGACAAGCAGGGACGTATTGGTGCTAGAGAGGGGTACATTCAGGTATCTACTAATGACGTATTAGGAACCAGTCGTGGACTAGAGGCTGTATTTGAGTTTACTAATTTTGATGGTACAGTAGTAGTATTCTCTGCGGGTAACAATAAGATATTCACAGGTACTACTACACTTACTGAAGTAACGCTGCCTACGGGTTATAGTATAAGCGCAAACAACTGGAAGATAGTGTCTTTCAACAATAACGTGTACTTCTTTCAAAGTGGACAAGAGCCTCTTGTTAGTGTTGAAGGTAGTACTACACTGGCAGTTGTAGCGTCAGGCGGGACTACAGCACCTTCGGGTAACGAAGTCCTAGCAGCCTTTGGTCGCCTATGGGTGGCTGATATTGTAGGTAATAACTATACTGTTTATTGGAGTGACTTACTTGACGGCACGGACTTCCAAGGTGGTAGTTCAGGCAGCTTAGATTTAACATCTGTATGGACTAACGGTTACGACGAGATTGTAGCCTTGACTGAACATAACGGGTTTTTGCTTATATTTGGTTTACATAGCATTGTTGTCTACGCAGGTGGTGATTCCGTAACTACTGTTGATTTTAGACTGTCGGACACTATTGAAGGTGTAGGCTGTATTGCTAGAGACTCCGTACAAGCCACGGGTAATGACATTATATTCTTATCGGACAGAGGCTTAATGAGTCTTGGTAGGATTATTCAGGAGAAGTCTTTACCAATGCGGGACGTTAGTGCAAACGTACGTACTGATTTACTTAAATTAGTGAAGGAAGAGACATTACCGATACACTCTTTCTACAGTGCTTTTGATGCGTTCTATTTAATTACTTTTCCTACAACAGGAACTACTTACTGCTTTGACGTTAGAACGCCTCTTGAGAACGGTTCCTTTAGAGCTACTACTTGGTCGGGTATGAATCCTATCAGCTTTACTAACATAGCTGCTGACGGTTTCTACATTGGTTTAGAAGGTGGACTTGCTAAGTACGGTAGTTATTTGGATGATACTGCTACTTACAAGATGTCTTACTTTAGCAACCCTATTGACTGGGGCAGTACTTCAAACTTGAAATTCCTAAAGAAGTTTAACATTACAGTTATTGGTGGTAACGACACAAACTATACACTGAGTTGGAGTTACGACTACAGCGGAGTATATAATAAACAAATATTTAACTTTGCGGAAGGAACTTTAGGACAGTACAACATCAGTGAGTACAACACCTCAGCGGAATACTCAGGGGGTGTCTTTGTAAACAAAGGTTCAGTACATACCAACGGCTCAGGAGTATCAGCCAGTATTGGTGTTGAAAGTACTATTAACGGTAGTCCGTTTTCTATACAAACAATTGATATACACGCTCTATTAGGGAGAATGATTTAATGTCTAACTACGTACAAAATACAAACTTCGCAGCTAAGGATGCCCTCGCGTCAGGCTTAGAAGCTAAGAAAGTAAAAGGTGTTGACCTCGATGGTGAGTTCGCTCCTATCGCTACTGCAATTACGTCTAAGGTTGACAAGACTGGCGCAACAATGACTGGTAATCTTGACTTAGGTGATAATGTTCGTCTGCGTTTTGGTACAGATAATGATTTACAATTGTGGCATGATGCCTCCAACTCCTACATCTCCGACACAGGTACAGGTGAGCTACGTATAGGTGGCGCAGACGCTGTTCGGGTTATGAATGCAGACTTTACTAAGACTGGTTTGTTAGTTACAACATCAGGCACTGGCGCAGGTACAACATTCCTTATGTATGACAACAACTCTAAACTAGCAACAACTAACACAGGAGTTACTGTGACTGGAGAATTAGTAGCAACAACAATCAATGGAGGTACTTTCTAATGGGCATATTCGATGGTTTGATTGAAGGCGGTACAGCTTATTATGCGGGTAAGGAAGGCATTACTGATGCTGAAGCCGCAGGTCAGGCAGGACTAGGGGTTGGTCGGGAGATAGGAACAACAGCCTCAGGTATGGCTGAGTTTAAACCTTATACTGTTACTAGCGGATTAGCTACAGGAGCAACTACTCCCGAAGGTGGTTTAAACTTAACACTGTCTCCTGAAGAACAGGCACGTCAGAACCAATACTTAGGTCAATCACAGAGTATGTTTGGTGGCCTTACAGGTGACGTAGCCGGAGGTTCACAAGCTATCTATGAGCAGATGAGAGCCGCACAGCGACCTGAAGAAGAACGTCAGCGTATGCGTATGCAGGAAGGTTTATTTGCTAGTGGTCGTGGTGGCTTGCAAAGTGGTATGTACGGTGGTGGCAATGCTGAGACATTCGGCTTTGAGCAAGCACGTCAGGAAGCTATGCTTAACGCTCAGTTAGCGGCACGTCAACAGTTCGGTCAAGAGCAACAGAATATGTTACAATCTGCTCAAGGACTACAGACAGCAGGCTATAACCCACAGGAACAGGCTATTGGTTTGTTTGGTGCAAGCAATGCTCCTGCTTCTTATGCGGATGCAGCACGTAGACAGCAAGGTTCTTTGTATGGTCAGGCAAGTTTAGGTGGTTTAGAAGGCTTTATGGAAGGACAGAAACAAGCTAATGAGCTACGTCAGATTCAGATGCAAGGTATGATGAACGCTGTAGGTGGTTATGTTAATCCTCAAACAGGTGAACGTTCTAGCGGTATGTTTGACGGTGTAATTGATAGTGCAGGTGACTGGTTAAACAATCAAACTTGGAACCCCTTTGGTAATAACTATGGTGGCGGTGGCGGTAGTGTTCCTTCCGGTGGTGGTGTAGGTGGCGGGCCGGCAGGTAGCGGCAGCGGTGGTGTAGACACAGACGGTGATGGATACCTAGACATTCACGACCTTTACCCTAACGACCCAAGCCAACATTAATAGGAGATTAAGATAATGGCACAAACAGATTTAACAAGCCTTCTTACAGGCATATCCTCAGCACCTATTAATCCTATGCAGGGATTGGACAGAGAAGGCCGCATGGCTCAAAGAGCGCAGGGTTTTTCTGATAGAATGACAAGGGGGATGTTACAAGCGGGAGGACAAGACCCCCGTACTCTAGCACAGCAAGCTCAAGCAGCTCTGGCACAGCTAGACATTAACAATCCTGATGACCAACCTAAAATCATGGAGATTGTTAGTCGCGTTAATCCAGAACGTGCGGCAGTACTTAAGGCTCAGTTTGCACAGCAGGGTAGAGAAAGAACATTAACAAATGCTGCAATAAGCTCTTCTACGGAAAGCAGAGCGTCCGTGGCTGCCCAACTTAAAGATACTCACCCTAAACTAGCAGCAGCTATTATTAAGGAACAAGCATCAGGTAATGATAAAATACTACAGACAGGTTTGGACATTCTTAAAGAGAAATCTAAAGCACCTTCAGGACAAACTGACCCCGCTTTAGTCAAAGAATACCAGTTTGCAGTAAGCACGGGATATACAGGAACTTTTCAAGAGTACATACAGTCTAAGAAGAGTCCTCTTGTGTCTACAGTGGCAACACCACAACAGAAAAAATTAGAGGGTAATTTAGAAAGACAGGAAACAATGTATGACTTAACTAGTGAAGCCGCTCCTGCTAATATTTTAAAAGGACAGAATGCTCGTAAAGTACTTAAAACCGTTAATGACGGTATAGCTACCGGAGCTTTCCCTGAATTTGTAGCTAACCAGTCAGCGGCTTTCCAAGGGGTTTTACAGAAGTTTGGTATTCCTGTCCCTCAAGGTTTGGCTAGTAACGTACTACAACAGTCTGAATTGAAGAAAATCCAAGTAGACGGGATGCTTCCTTTTATTGCGGAGCAGGGTAGAGGTTGGACGGACGCTGATAGAGAGAACTACTTTAAGACATCAGCAGGTTTTACACAGCCTTGGCAGTATAACGAAGTTGTGGCTTTAACAGACTTGCAAAATGCTGTTGATGGACTAGATAAAAATCAATTTGCTTATGCTCGTGCTAAGTTGGACACCGTTACGGATTTAGATGGAGATACCCTGTACGCTGATTATCTTAAACACCTACCTCGAACTAAAGTTATAGCTGACTTTAAAAGAGGTGACTTAACATACGATAAGTTAGAAGTTATTGAAGATGGTGCTAACCTCTCTCAATACTGGGTAGAGTCCATACCTACAGGCTTTACGCTAGAAAAACCTGACGGTGAACTGATAGATATGAGTTGGGAAGATATTAACGCCACCGCACAAGGCCGTGGTCAGACAGCAAGAGAATTTTTAGCTGAACAAGAACTTAAAGGCTCGATTAAAAAGGCACTATAAAATGACTGGAAGAGTAATTGATTTTGGAGTATCGCCTGCTGAACAGCTAAAAGCTTCTGTAGGCGGTCAGGTAATAGACTTTGGTGAGTCACCTAATGAAGAAATAGCTCGCATTGCCAACGAAAAAAGAATAGAAGCTTTAACAGGGGAAACCCCGCAGGCATTCCCCGAAGTTCCTAGTTTACCTGACGCTTCTGTTCCTTCTTCAGGTGGCGAAGGAGTAACCATGGGTGAAGAGATACGTCAAGCAGTGTCTCCAGTCCTTAACCCCGTAATGGAAGTAGTAGACACCATTAACAACACAGTCTATGGTACTGCTTACGATGCTTTCGTTAGAACACCTGCTTATTGGGCATCCACTGGTTACGAGAACATTAAGAACCTCGTACAAGCTGCTGACCCTAATGTAGACTATGCAGGACTTGAATGGGGGAGCGCCCCTGACGTTCCTGAAATCCTAAAGAATAAAACCTTTGTTGCTGACGAAGACACTGAAAGGTTTTTGGATAAGGGTGGTAAGTACGCTGCTTATGGTATGAACATTACAGCGGCAAGCAGAGCCTACATTAACGCGCTAGGACAAGGCTTTCTAAAGTGGAATAAGAAAGGTGCTAGACTAAACCCTGTTACAGGTAAAACTATGACAGGAGCGGAAGGCGCTAGAGTAGGAATCACTCGCCAACTATCACAGCAGAAGATGCCTTCGGAAGTAGACATAGCGTTACGTATGGCAGGGGCAGGTGCTGTTGCAGAGGAGTTATCGGGAAGCACTAGTCCTTTGATTAGCGTCCCTGCTGAATTAACCGCTGCTGTTCTTCGTAAGCCTACTACTTTTTTTGACATAGCTACAGGACTTACTAGAAGTGCTGACACGGGTACAGCAATTGCTGAAAAGCGAGTCTTAAATCAGTTTGAAAAGGTTTTTGGTGTTGAAAACATGGACAGTGCTGCTGTTAGAGCTAGGGGTTTAGCAACTGACCCTTATGAGGCAAAACTAGCTTTAGAGGCCGCTGAGAAGACAGGAGACGATACTGTATTGTCTGTTGCTCAACAAACTGATGATGCAGGGTTATTTGTCGGTGAGAGAGCTTTAGCTGCGGAAGATTCTATATTTGCAGGGAAGGTTGACGACCAACTCGACCAAGCTCAATACTCGATAGCTAAGGAAATGGAGGCACTTCTTGACCCTTCAACTGGTGCTTACAACTGGAAAGCTCTTGAAGAGTTGCTTCCTAGAATACAGGAAGATTTGTTGTCAGGCGTTGACGATAGAGTACGTATTGCTCACGAAGAGATGGCAACCATGCTTAACATCTTCGGTGGTGATAAGACTAAGATGGCTAAGGAGTTTAACCGGCAGTTTGAAAAAGTTTTTGCCGACATTAATAAGCAGGAGGATAAACTTTGGGGGCCGATTAACAGAGCAGGTTTCCAGTTAGACACAACTGGTTTTAAACGTGCTATTAATGACATTGTTGTAAACTCTAACAGAGAGACGGTACTCCCTGCTGAGAAGTTTGCTGAGTATTTAGGTGCGGGTTTGATGCGTACGGATAAAGGGTGGAAGACTGTACCTTTAAGTTTAAAAGGTGATAAGAAGTTTAAAGCTAAGTATCCTATCGTATGGCCTAAAGTGCCTATGGGTGACAAGCAAAGTCCACAGGTAATGAAAACAATCAGGACATCGCTTAACGAAATGGTACGTGACCCTAACATTACTGTTGATGTTGATGCGGCTGTAAAGGCACAGGATGCTGCTGTAAGTGCGTTGACGGACGGTTTAGGTAGTGTTCCTCAGCAATTTAGAAACAGCTACTTAGCGGCAACAGCTTACTCTAAGAAGTTACACACTACTTTTACGCATGGAACTTTAATGCCTAAAGTTAAGAAAGCGGTTCCTGAGAAGAAACTGGAAATAGCCACGGGAGGACAAACTAAGTCCGAAAGCGATATGAATGTAGTTGCTCGTGAGTTTGACGAAATGTTGAACCTAGCGCCTCCTAGAAGTCAAGAAGCTCAGTCTCAAATGCTTAAATCAGCCGAGGCTTCGCTAAAGGCTAAGTTTGCTGAACAAGTTGACCCTACTGATATTGCTTCTTTTGATGCGTTTATTGCTGCACATAAGACTGCATTCAAGCGTTTCCCTGAAGCAGGTAGAATGATTAAAGCAGCTAGAGCTAAGGCTAAAAGACAAGGAGCTGTTGTTAAAAACAGAGAGCTTAAAGCGGAAGCAGCTAGAGTTGACATCTTTTCTAATCTTGTGGGGAAGACTCCTGATGAAGTAATGGACACTATCTTGAAGTCTGCTGAACCGTTGAAGAACGCTAGAAGACTGCGGCTTATGTTAGGTAAGAGTGCTGACGCTAAGACAGCGTGGCAGGATGCTGTTTCTCGTAGAATAGTGGGACAGTCAATGGAGTTTATTGCTGCACAAGCTGCGGGGAAAGGTTCAAGCAAGATAGTTAATAAAGCTAAGTTTGACGAGACAATGACTGAGCTACAGCCTTTACTTGAGACTTTCAAAGGCAAGGAGCTTAAAGGTTTGCAGATGTTACAGGGACAGTTAAAGGCTTTGGACAAGTCTTTGTCAGCAAAAGGAGCTGCTGCTTTGGAAGGATATAACCCCCCACTTGCTTTACAGCTTGCTGCTAGAGTAGGGGGCATTAAAGCAGTTAATATGTTGTTCGGTTCTTCCTCTATTGTATTAGCGGGAACAGCGTCTAACATAGCTACGCAGTCTTTACAGAAACTAGGCTACGCACAAGCTGATAAAATTCTAAAGGAAGCATACAAGAACCCTGAGCTTATGAAGATACTGTTAAGCCGTAACATTACACAGACTAATCTTAAAGAGCTTAACTCAGGAAAGTATGTAGTAGGTCGTACCTTGTATAAGATACTAACAGGGGAAGCGACAGAAGAGTAAAAACTCCAGACGTAAAAAAGGGGGTCGCAATGACCCCCAAGTTTACTACACTTTTACGTACCAATAAATGCTCATTTACTACACTTTTTACACCTTTGGTTTAACTTTGTGCCTGTTTAGGTAGTACAACACCGCATATCAGCACTTTCTTAAACTATTTCACAAGCACCTCCGGTACACGCTAGTTCCTGTGAGCCGGTGGTGTTATCTTCCTGCTCAAAGTATTGCAGGTCATTCCAATTAATATCTTTAGGCATTGATGCTAGTAGTTTATCATATTCCTCAGCACTGATGTCCTCATAAGGAGCTTGTTGATACGTATGTTCACTTACTGGCAACAAACTAATCCCACTACACAAGTCAAAGTTATCCCATATCCACTGTGCTACCTGAAGGAACTCGCTATCAGTATAGTACACTGTGATACTTGGCTTATGCTCACACCAATGATTCTGGTACATCTTCCAAAGTTCTAGCTGATGCATTGCACCTACGTCACTGACTGTCACACTGCTCGATGGTGCTTTGACAGGGAAACTAAACACTGACGAAGACTCAGACATCACATCGTCCTCTACAGGGAACCCTGCTGTCTTCATAAAGACTGCTAAGGGGTCTTTCTTGTCCGAACGTACACGTCTAATGTAATGCTTAGAGAAGCGAGGATGGATGCCGCTAGCACTATCGACAAGCTGAGAAACAGTACCGCTCGGCTTAACAGCAGTAACGGCAGTAGACTGATTGATACCCAGTTTCTTTGCCCACTTCTTATTCGTTGCAATAGCGACATCTCGTACAGCCTCCAACACTACTTCACAATGCGGTGAGTTAGGTGTGCTTAACAGTTTGTTGTCCATGATACCTGTCATGCTCACGCCTAGCAATGCCTCTTCCTCTGTGTTCTTCTTCCAGATGTTACGTAAGTATCTGAAGTCAGTCAAGGTAGCCTGTAGTGTGCCGATGATGGCTGCTACTTCTGCCTTAGCTTTCAACGTCTCTTCCGTATCGTCCTCTCGTACCACTATCTCTGACAAGTTACAGAACTGATTGCTCCGTAGGATAATCTCTGAGCAAGGGTTAGTACCGAAGTCCTGATTAGGGTCACGACGGCCATTCCTAGCTGCAATCTTCTGAGCTGCTACACGACTAAACAAACCACGCTCACCTGACTTAGACTCATATAGTGTCTGCATCTCATTGAGGAACGCTTGGAAGTCTGGCTTCTCTGTGTACGCTACGCTGTTGTTAGCCAGTCTACGGTGTCCGTCGTTCTCCCACCATGCACCTGACTTAGCCTTAGCCATCCGTCCGTCTGACAAGTTGGAGAGGCTGATTAGTGCTGAGCGTCTAACGCCACCTACGACTACAATGTCAGCTACCTTACATACTACATCGTGGCACTCAATGGATGTCAGCTTGCGTCCCTCTGCCTTACGGAAGACATCAACACAGAAGTGGAACAAGTCATCCAAGGGTTGCGCCCCTGATGCTCTGCCACCGAATGTCTCTAGTCTTGCACCTGCGGGTCGTACACCGGACATATCCCACTTAGGTATCTTACCTGCGTATAGCATAGCGATAAGCTCACGGAACGCTGATGCCCACCCTACCTTACTGTCACCTACTACAATCACACTGTCAGTCTTGTGGAAGGACTCTGCGACTACTGGTAGCTTGGTAATGAAGTTACGTTCAACACTGAACCCTACACCTGTACCGCACATAAGCACGTACATAAGCTCGTCAAAGCTACGTGGTGAGTCAATGGCTAGGTAACTACAGTTAAAGCCTGCTACGTTGTCCTTGTCTAAGGCTACACCGGCAGTCATAAGGCAGCGCATTGACGGCATGACTTCTAGGTTAAGGATAGAGTTGTACAGTTTCTTGGCCACTTTGCTGTCAATCTGTCCACGTTCTGTCCAAAAATCGACATATCGTTGTACTGTCTCCTCCCAAGTCTCACGACGACCTTCTTCCTTCATCCAACGTGCGTAACGTGACTTGTGTATAAACTGTTGGTACTTATCCATTATTCTTCTTCCGTTCTTGGGTGATAGCCTGCGGCCTTTAAAAAATATTCAAACTGTTCGTACATGTCTGACAGTGAAAGGTCTTTGTCGTGTATGACTAAACTAAGTGTAGTGTTTGGAGAAGCACCTAACTCACAATCATAAGGGTGAGCGATGAACTCGTACCTAACTGGTCTTTGTGGTGTCATCTTGTTTCTTCTCCAATGCGTTATGTGTGTTTGTAGCTATTTTCCAACAGTCTTCATAGAAGTCTATAATGTCTTTCCTATATTCCCAACATACGACAATTGGTACATAGATAGGAGAGACAAGGAACAGACCTAACGCCTTTAGCCGTATCTTATTATTTTTTGACAGCATCTTGTTTCTTCTCCTTATCTTGTTTGTCTTTATTCTTCTTACCGAAGATAGCATCGAAGTTGTTCTCAAACTTCTTCTTGTCAGTAGGGCGTACTGCTGAACCCTTACCACCGTGTGTCTGCCCAATAGCCATTACGACACCTCCTTAATAAGTTTGTTCAAATACCAACCTGCTTTCTCTAAGTCCTCTGAGGCTTTACCTTTGTAGTCGTAGCGCCACAGGTACTTCATGGTGTTGCCCTTTAGGTATCCTTTGAACGCTTCCGGTGACATAGACTCTTGGATAGCTTCGATACATTCAATGTTACCAGTGTTGTAGTGTTGTGGGTTATTCACAGGGTCGGGGTCATCGACTGACGGATACTCTAAGTATTCTTTCCTGTTGTCATCCTTTAGTTCTTCGGTTACCATGGCTTTGTAGTTTTCCTGTAGTTTGTTCCACATCTCTGGTGTTGCTTCATTAATACTCATCGCCAAGTACCTCTCTGTGTCTAATCAGTCTATCTTCAAATGCTTCCAACAGTTCCTCACCGTTAATCTCTAGCACTTCCAGTATCATTATCTCGTCGTGGTCACGTAGGAACGCTTCCTTGTATTCTTCAAACGACATCTTTAGCTCCCACATACTCTATTAACTTATCTATTGTCTTAACAGTGTAGCACTTAAAGCCTTGCTTCTCGCACCACTGTCCCATTGTTAGCTTGCTTCCCTTACGTACCTTCTTGGTAGGGTCGGAGAGGACAAACACTAACTCCCATTCTGGCATTGAGTCTCGGATGGCGGTGTACTTTTGTGTGTCGCCTACCCTGAAGTATCCCTTAGCCTCGATTAGTATTGCCTTCTCTTCGTGTACAAAGTCCGGTACGTACTTCCTGTGTATGGTGTAGGGAAGCCTGTATGGTTCGTAAAGAAAGGTATCGTTTAACTTCTCATGTATCGCTGACTCTAAGCCTGACCTGAATTTTAACTTACTCATTTGATTTTCAGCTCCTGTACGTTTGGTTCCTTAACTACCTTACACAAGTACTTAGGCTTGTAGGAGTAGTTAAACAATCTTAGCTCTGGATAACAGTGCTTTTTGTATTGGCAGTAGGAGCAGCCGATTGCTAGTTCCAAGTTACCTGACTTACCATCTGGCTTAGGTTGATGACAGTAGTAGTCAGGCTCTGGCTTTTTTACCATCTCCTTCAGGTGGTCAACTCTTTCAGTTATCGTACCGTCGAAGTCCATAGCAGCTTTAACCTTAGGGTCAGCCATGTCGTACTTCAGGAACGTAAGGTGTCCGTTAGTTTTGTCCATGGCAAGCCAACCAATCTCCGTCTCTCCCTCTGAGTGAGCGTAGGCTTTAATCTGGTCAACGTAACCGAAGGGGTCGTCATGTAGCAGCTTACCTTCCTTAAACTTCTTAAAGCCGAAGGCACTGGCTGACTTAACGTCCGTAACTACTCCGTCTATCTTACAGTCCATAGAGCCTCGAATGCCGTTCACTTCGCACTTCTTCTGCTCATCTGTGACTGTGTGTCCCGACATACGTGTTAAGAATAACAGCATCTCTTCAACTAGATGTCCATACATAAACTTAACGTACGTGTGTGGCTCAATCTCTTCCTTCTCTGTACCTGCTACTACATTCCAAAGGTATCGGTCAGTGCGTCCAATGTTAGACAACCTAAGCGTCCGTTTGTCTTGTCGCTTCTCCCTGCCGAACTCAGTACGCATTAGCTCCTTAACACCTTCACCGAACTTCTCAATCTCTGCCTCTACATCTACGTTAGGGTCAGCGTCCTTAGTCTCCATCATCCGGTAGATGTCTGCTACTACTGTATCAGTCGTTTTCATTGTCTAAGTCCTTGAACGCCTGTATCACATTCATATCAAACAGCTTCTTTAATGGAATCAGGTGCATCCTGCTTGCGTTGTTATCACCACCTGACACTGAGCGGAACTTGTTAGCTGCAATAATCTTCCTCAACACCGTTGTGTCAAAGACTAAGGTGCAGTATTCCTCTTCCCCTACGCACAGGTTGTGGAACCAGTAGTCAGATTCAGTAGCTTCAATGCCTGAAGGCTTACCCCACGACTGGTACTCAATGCAGATGTTACCCGTCTTCTGCCACATATCCTTCTCTGACTTAACTTCTATCTTCTTGTTGGTCATCATCTCGGCAATCTTATCTTCCCTTACTTCCCCGTATGCTAAGTCAATGTCAAACTTCTTCCTATCAGCTTTGGCAGGCTTCATTACTGACTCCCTACTGACAGTCCAATAATCAAACTAACAAGCGCTATGCCAAACACAACACTCATCCACCCACGGAACTGTTCTTCTTCCTCAGGTTCCGTTGGCTTAATATCAATTAAACCCATGGCCATAATAACTGCCTGTAGTCCATGCTGCTTGTACATCTCATGGTAAGGATGGTCAGGATTGCCCACTCTAATCTGCTTACCGTTTACTCTCATTCGTGTTCTGTCTTCTAAATGTCTATTATAAGCCATCGTTTATTACCTCATTAGTGAGTTTCTGACCAGTTGTCGCCAATTTGATACTCTCCTGCGAGAGGGCAGTTAAGTTCGTAGTGCAAGCCTGCGGCTTCAATGCTAGCCGTTGCCAGTCTGCCAAACCTTTCTGCGTCCTTTGTTGCGACCTCCGTCTGGATTTCATCGTGGATGTTTCCTATTATCTTATAGTCAATTTTATGTAGGGTAGCGTACTCGTCTAATATGCACAGTGCTTTTTTCATAATGATTGCACCTGCGCTTTGTAAGAGTGAGTTCAATGCCGCGTGTTCGGAACGAATGGAAACTTTCCTTCTATCGAGTCCAAAAACAAAGCCTCTTCCTGCAGCCACAACAACTCTCTCTCGTAATGCTCCAAGAGCAGGCGTATTTTTGAGGAACTTAGCTTTAAGTCTTCTACCATCTCGTGCAGTTCCACCGACGATACTTCCGATTTTCGCATCTCCTGCACCGTACAGAAAAGCGTAGATGAAAGTCTTTGCTTGACTTCGAGTGTCAAGGCCTGCAGCCAACTGGTTTGCCGTGTGAATATCTCCCGTGAGAATTTCATTAGTGTAGTCCTTATCGTTCATATAGTGTGCAAGCATACGTAACTCTAAGCCGCTTGCGTCCATACCTACCAACTTGTAACCTTCCGGTACAACCCATACTGCACGACACTCTTTACCGTAGGGCGAATAACCTGCCGGTACCTGCCCCATGTTTGGACTTGAGTGTGTCATACGTCCTGTCACAGCACCGTTGGCATTCACGTAACCATGTACCCTACCGTCATCCTTAACAGCGTCCAACCAACTCTGCACCTGTGCGATACGCTTCTGTATCATCAGGTACTCACCAATAAGCTCCGCTTCCGGTATACCCTTCACCTTGCTAAGAACGCCTTCGTCAACGATTGGCTGCCCTTTGTCAGTGAAAGTCTCTGGTTGCCATCCGAAGTACTTTAGGTAACGTCCTATCTGTTGACGTGAGCCTAAGTTAAACTCTGGATAATCCAGTCTGCTAAATGGTGCTACTGCTATCTCCCATTGGTCACCTAAGAACTTTAAGCCTACTACTGAGTAAGTTCCGTCCTTCTTAACCTTGGGTGTTATCTCTTTAATAAATGTAGGTAGTGGTTTGAACTTCTCGTGTACCTTATCCTCTAAGTCGAACTTCTTTTCCTTCAGTTCTCCTAACAGGTTAAAGGCTGCTCTCTGGTTTAGAAGCCATCCGTTCTCAATCTGCTTGCTAATAATCCTTTGTACCTGACCTTCCAACATAACGCTTTCAGTTCCAAAGCTATTAAGGTCACGAAGTAATCTCTGGTACACCAATTCATTAACCCTAACATCTTGCTTACAATACTCCACCATATCCTGCGAAAAATTAAGCCAATCACTGTGTTCTCCTTTCGGTTGATGTAGCAGCTGACCCCAGTTCTCCAAACTATGACCACCTAAGCGCGATGGTTCCGCTAGTCTGGACATAACTAATGTGTCAGTTACTTTGCACTTACTAAAGTCTACCTTTAATAGTCTCTCCAACACTGGTATGTCGTAGCCGATGATGTTGTGACCGATAACCTCTAGCTCGTCCTGCTCCTTAACCCAGTCCTTGAAGTTAGGTAGGGTATCCCCTGACCACTCAATGTACTCCTTAGCCTCTCTCTCGTAGGCTATAATGCACCAAACCGTATCAGGGTTTAGGCCATTAGCTTCAATATCAAAGACTATCTGCTTCATTAGAACTCCGCGTCACCTTCAGTGGGGCAGGCTGTTTCAATCATACGGCCTGAGTCCTTATCGTAATAAAGGTAGCAGGCAGCACCTGTAAGTCCAACAAACCTATTCTTTAGGACTCTTACGCACGTAGTGTTCCGTGTGTCAGGGTCAATGTGCTGTTGGTCACGTTCTAAGCCAATCACCATGTCACTCAGTTGAGCAATAGCTGCTGACCCTCTAAGCTCTCCTAAGCTAATCTTACCACCGTCCTCGTGAGCCTTCTGTCCTGATGGCCTCCGCAGGTGTGACACTAAGAACAACCCGATGCCTGTCTCCTGCACTATCTTACGTAGGTTGGTCATAATGCTGTCGATTGCCTTACGCTCGTCA